AACAGCCTTCACCCGGTCGATGGCTTCCAGCGGCTCAACGCCGCTATGGAACGCGGTGTGGCTCATGTGCCGTGCCAGATCATCAAGAGTCGCGGCGCGGAGCATGAGGCAGAGTTGTTTGGCAAGCTCAACAAACGTCGCGGTTTGAGCACGCACCAGCTGTTCAAGGCTGACGTGTGTGCAGGAAAGCCGGATGCAGTTGCGGTCTACGAGGCCATTACTGAAGCCGGGTTGAACGTCCGTGGGATGAAGCCCAATGGAAAGCGCCAGAGTATTGGAGGCGTGAAGCAGTGTCAGACGGCCTATCGTCGCATGGGAGGCGGAGAAGCAGGCTCTGCTCATGTGACAGAGGTTCTGAAAACTCTGCGGCTTATTTGGGGGCAAGAGCACCACGAAACCGCATACCACTGCGGGGTCATTGGAGGCTTGGCGTTTTTTCTGCGTCGATTTGGTGACAACGTGGACAGAAAGCGTCTCCGCAAAATCATGGAGGGCAACTCACCTATCCGGCTCATGGGCAACGGTGACACGTTCAAGATGATGAGCGGAACGACGCGAGATGAAGGCGTCGCGCGTGCTTTCTTTGAGGTCTACAACAAGAACCTCACGGCCCATCGTCTGGATTGGGATGAGAGCCGCGTTGACATCGCAGTGGAGGCGGTGGCCTGACATGAAAAGCCACATGCGTTACGCCAGCGTTTGCGACGGCATCGGTGCGGCCCATGTGGCGTGGAAACCACTCGGCTGGGAATGCGCTTGGACTTCAGAGATTGAGCCATTCCCGGCCGCAGTGGTTGACCACCATTGGAAATCTAAAAACCTCGGCGACATGACAAAACTCACGGAGGAGATGCTTGATGAGCAAGGGGCAATTGACCTTTTGGTCGGAGGAACACCATGCCAATCCTTTTCCGTCGCAGGACTGCGGGGCGGATTGGCTGACCCACGTGGCAACCTGGCCCTCCGATTCGTACAGCTTGTTGGCGTCCTTCGTCCCAGTTGGGTTGTCTGGGAGAACGTCCCTGGAGTCCTGTCATCAAACGGCGGAAGGGACTTTGGCACCTTCCTCGGGGCGTTGGCAGAACTCGGGTATGGGTTCGCCTACCGGGTTCTGGACGCTCAGTGGTTTGGAGTCGCCCAGCGACGTCGCCGTGTGTTCGTTGTCGCACACGCTCGAGACTGGCGTCGTGCCGCAGCGGTACTTTTTGAGCGCGAAAGCTTGTGCGGGAATCCTCCGACGCGCGGAAAAACGTGGGAAGGAGTTACCCGCTCAACTGCATCAAGCCTTACAAGCAGCGGCAGAGGCGTAGAGCGATGCGGCGAATCCAGAGGGCAGGACGACGTTGTTCTCGCCGCACCACAGGTAGCCAACCCGCTGACGGCCCGCATGGGCAAGGGAATCAACACGACGTGCGATGAAGGGCAGACGGCAATCGTCGCGTCATACGGATTCAAGCAAGGTGCCAACCATTCCGGTGCCTGCGGAGGGCTGACTGAAGATTGCGAGCCCCCGCTGACCTGCGGGCAAGATCACAACCTTATCGCCTTTCACCCGACGCAAGACCCGATCAGCACAGATGACGGCTTGACCCACAGCCTCGGCTGTGGGTCAAGCCGTGGATGCGCTACTGCGGCAGTGGCATTCAAGCCATCGCACTTCACGCGAGGAAAAGATGGAGCGCCGGCTGACTTTGTGGCACCGCTGTCTGCTGATTCGGACAAGGGCGATCAAGATACGGTGATTTGCTTTGACATCCTCGGGACGCCAGCAACCAACGCCGCAAAGACAACGGACGTTCATGTGCCGCTTCGATCGCGGCAGCCGGGGCAGAGCGAGGCGAGCACGACGACGGTCGTAGCTTTCGACACCTACAACCAGACTCTCAACCAGACTCTCAACCAGACTCTCAGGGCTGGCAGTTCAGAGCGTGCGCATGAGCAGATTGGAGCGGTGTGGAACGGCATGTCCGTCCGTCGCCTAACGCCGCGTGAGTGTGAGCGTCTCCAAGGCTTCCCAGACGATTACACGCTCATTGAGTACCGCAGGAAGCCGGCCGCAGACGGGCCACGCTACCGGGCGTTGGGCAACTCAATGGCGGTGCCCGTCATGCGATGGATTGGCGAGCGGATCTGCGCTGTTGATGCGGCGTGTATCAAGTCAGCAGGAGAAATCGCATGACCACCGAAGACCTGGCTCTGCTCGTGACCGGAATGATTTTGACCGCAGGAGCGTTTGCCTGCGGCGTGATGATGGGTACCTCTCTGCGAAAGGATGTGCGAGATGGCGACGATGACGAAGGAACGACGAAAGAAGTCGGCTGGTGGCATCAGCCTGTACACCAGGGATCTCAAGGCGGCGCTCGCTGCCGTGGCGTCCGCCGTCCCGGCGCGAAGCCCCCGGCCCGTCTTGCAGAACGTGCTCCTATCGGGCGGAGTGATGTCTGGGAGTGATGGCGACATCAGGATCGACGCTGCCATTGGCTACGACGGGCCGGCGTTGCTGCTGCCGAAGGACCGGCTGCAGGCCATTCTGGCGAACGCCACGGGCGACGAGATCACGCTGATCCCCAACGGCACCACTTGCATCGTCCGTGCTGGCCACGGCGAGTGGACGCTTCCGACCGAGGACGCGGGCGACTATCCGGCGTGGACTCCGACGAACGCCAAGAGCGTGACGCGGCTGCCGGCTGACCAGTTCGTCCGTGCCGTGCGTGGCACTGTGTTCGCCACCGACAACGAGTCCAGCCGCTACGCTCTCGGGGCGGTGCTCGTGGAGGTGAAGGGCGACACCGTCACGCTGGTGGCAACGGACGGGCGGCGTCTCTCGTCGTTCGCTGCCGAGCATGACTTGGCGGTGGATGACTCGCAAACCCTGGTGCCGGCCCGTGCGATGGGCATCATCTCGCGTCTCGCGGGCAACGCAGGCGACGCTGCGGTGCAGCTCGAGGCTACGCCCAGCGAAATCGTGGCGACCATCGGCGGCACCGTCGTGACGGCCAGGCTCGTCGAGGGGCGGTTCCCCGATTGGCGGAAAGTCATCCCTGAGCGTGACGCCAAGGCCACGACCGTTGACAGGGCGGCGCTCATGGCGGCGACTCGAGCGGCTGCCATCGTGACCAGCGAGAACAGCAAGGGAGTCGACTACACGTTTGCGAACACCGGCATCTGGCTGCACGGGCAGTCGGCCGAGTGCGGCGAGTCGAGCGTGACGTGCGACGTCGTGGAGGCTGGCGACTCGTGCAGCGTCAAGTTGGACCCGACGTTTGTTGTGGAATGGCTCAACGGCATTTCCGGTGACGCGGAGCCCGAGGTTGAGGTTGAGGCCGTGGACGAGCAGTCCGCCGTCGTGCTGCGATGCGGCGACCACACGGGCGTCATCATGCCTCTGGCGAAGGACTGATATGCCAGTGGCAATCAAGTATTGCGCAAAGCAACTGCACGACCTATGGGACGGCGGCGCGTCTTATGCCGAGATCGCCGCCGTCCTCGGGTGCAGCCACAGCTACGTGCACGACCTGAAGGTGCGGCACAACCTGCCCAACAGGCGGCGACCGACGAAACAGATCTACGAGAGCGATCCGAAGCCTGACGACATAGAGCGGCTCAAGGCGGAAATCAGGGAGCGCCACATGGCAGAGATGAGGGCGATGGGATGACTGACATCGTTGAGCGAATTCGCAGTCTGCGTTACGTGCACGTCCCCGTGGCAAGCCAGCTTTTTGAGGAAGCGGCAGCAGAGATTGAACGGCTCAGAAAGCGTGTTACTGAACCTATGCCGAAAGAAAAACGGGCAGAGGTTTCGCTCACCGCCGATGAGCGGGAGGCGATTGAGCAAGCCTGCGACGAGGGCCGTTGGTTTCCTCGTGACTACCATCACATTCACACGCTCCGCGCCATGCTGGAGCGCCTCGCTTGACGCCGCCGCTACCGTGAGACGCATGAGGCCGCACGGAGCGGCCTGGCTCACGGAGGATTGCCATGCGTCTCGCACTTCTTGTTCTCGCCGCCCTGCTCTGCTCGGCGGCTCACGCCGACACTGTCTGCATCAACGGACGATGCAGCCTGCTGCGTCCCCAGCGTGTCGTGGTTCACAGTGACGCACCTGCCAGCGTCATCGTCAGCACGCCGCGTAGCGTGACCGTCGTGTCGGCTCAGTCGCACGCCGACCACCTGGCAAGCACCAACGGTTTCGCCCATTGCAACCGCCGCGGTGGCGGCTACGAGGGACTAGGGTTCTCGACCTCGTCGCCCGACCATGCGTGTCGCTCGGCGTGCTTCTGGGGGCAGCGTCGCGTGCGTGAGATCGGAACCGCATGGTGCCCGGCGCGTCGCGGCTGGATTGCCGTGGTGCGGTACGAGTGAACATGCGTCCTGTGACGTTCACCGTTGCCGGCGAGCCCGTCCCGCAGCCGAGGCCGCGAGTCTCGACGCGGGGCGGGTTCGCACGGGCATACGTGCCAAGCAAACATCCGGTCCACGCCTACCGTGCAGCGATTGCCGAGGAGGCCGCCAAGGCTGGGCTCGAGCAAACGGGCGAGCCTGTGGAAGTCATCGTGGATGCCGTGTTCGCAAGACCCAAGTCGCACATGACGAAGAAGTGCGTGAAGCCAACAGCACCGCAGCTGCCGAGGCCAGACGTCGACAACGTGGGCAAGGCTGTGCTGGATGCACTACAGGACGTGATGGGCGACGACACAAACGTGAGACGCTTGGTGGTGGAGAAGTCATACGGCCAGGAGGCGCGGACCACCGTGAGAATCCAGTGAGAGTCGCGATATTCACTAGCGTCTCGGAGAACATCAGCGACATTGCCACGCTGACGATGCCCAACAAGATCAGGTATTGCCTGCGTCATGGGTACTCGCTCATCGCTGACAACCGGCCATACGACAAAGCCGTCGCCGGCATGGACATCCTGTGCAGCTTTCTTGACGTCTACGACCTTGTCTGGACGCTGGACGCCGATGCTGTAATCACGGACATGACAACGCCCATCCACACGCTCGAGTGTCTCGGGCCGCACATCACGGCGTGCGAGGAGGGAATCGTCGAGTGGAATCGCGTGAACTGCGGCAGCGTTGTCTGGCGAAATACATCCCAGGCCCGAGGCGTACTGAAAGAAATATCTGCGAACCCCGAGCAATGGCAGAGCCTGCCGTGCGGATGGCAGACGTGGATTGCCAGCCGGCCCGAGCTGACGGTCGCACCTCTGCGGGCGTTCAACTCGTGCGTCTGGAACCGCCCGGCGAATGCACGCGATGAAATCGGCGGGCACTGGCAGCCGGGGGATCTCGTGTATCACCCGTGCGGTGTCTACCCGCAGGAAGAACGGCAGATGTGGATCAGCGAGGCACTGGGGCAGGTGCAGCGATGACCGTACCCGAGCACCTCATCTACCCGAGCGACGTTTTCGCGGCAGACTTTTCGCGAGCGTACAACGCTGGCGTCGACGTTTGGAAGGACGCGGAGGTGGCAGTTGTCGGGCTCGCCCGAAATTGCGAAAGACCGCTTGCCGGCAATCTGTCTCGCTTGGTGGAGCTGTGCAGTGGCGCGAGGTCATGGCAGCTGCACATCGAGACGAATGACAATACCGACGGTACGGAGCAGGTGCTGGATGACTTCTGCAGCCAGTTCCAGCAGGCGACGTACACAAGCCAGACGCTAGGCAGGCAGCAATTCACAGCAGAATTCGCCGGCCGTCGGACAGAAGCTCTGGCAGAGTACCGGACGGCGTGTCAGGAATGGGTCCGAGACCATGCACGGTACGCCGATTTTGTTGTCGCAATAGATTTTGATTCGTGGGGCGGCTGGTCGCACGCTGGATTCCTCCACGGCGTCGGCGAGCTGTATGACTCTGCGACTGCCTACGGCATGGCCAGCGTGTCGCTCTTGCAGTGGAGGCAAGATGAGGCTGGCCCTGCACAGTGGGTTCACTACGACGCCTGGGCGCTGCGGCTCAACTCGACTTGGGACGATTACACCGCAGGGCAAGGCGGCTGGAAGCACGCATGGCTACCGCCTGTTGGCTCGCCACCTGTTCCTGTCGTGTCAGCGTTTGGCGGGATGGCGATCTACGACACGCACGCCTATCTCAGCGGCAGATACGACGGAAAGGATTGCGAGCACGTCTGGTTTCACGACTCGATCTCCAGGCATACCGGGCAGTCGCTCTACCTCAATCCGGCGATGCGAACGGTGATGAAATGGCTGGAATGACGGCGACGATCAACGTGCTGTCGTTCCGCGCGGATTGGGATTCGCACATGCCAATCGCTGCACTGTGCGTCCGCTACACCATCTCCAAGGATCAGGTCATCCGCCTGCGTGACCTCTGGGATCTGCCGCTGCGGAACAATCGCAGGCTTCGGTACAAGCCCGCCCGCGGCGAGACACGCGACCCGACGCCAGCCGAGATCGAGCAACGCTGCAAGGAAGTGCAGGCGCGGTGGGATGATCGGACCAGGCAAGAGCGGTCGGTCATCAAGCCTCGGCCGGTGACGCTCAAGCGAATCGAGATGACCGACGAGGCTCGCCAAGCGTTCGACGAGCTGCCGGTGGAAGAATGAGTCGCCAGCACGACTACATCGAGCGCCGGATCGTCATCGAGTATGGGCGTCGGTACGTGTACCTCACGATGTCAGACGCGACCGCGAAGCTCGTGCCGGGCCGGGAGGAAGTCTTCACGCAGCCGTTTCTCTTGGAGCGGCGGGATGCCCACGACGAGGCGGATGACTGCTGGCAGGCGTGCTACCAGCACATCAGCGATGCCGTCGTGTTCCCGATGCCGCTGCAAGGGGACGGGGGGCTGGGTGCAGAATCGACGGAGGACGATTCGCCGCCCTCTGGATGACGCCGTGGACGCCGCCGACAACCTCCAGACAGTCGCCGCCAAGGCAAATTCGTTCCTGGCGGCTGCCCGCGAGCAAGCCGCGGACGGCCTGACGTGGGCCGAGTTCGGCCGGCTGCTCGTGCAGTTGCTGCACCTGTTGGTCGCCGGGCTCGACGCCGTGACGACGCTGTCGGGTCCAGAGAAGAAGGCGGTCGTGCTGACGGCCGCTGCCGCCCTGTTCGATTCGTTCGCCGATAAGTGCGTCCCGCTGACCGTGTGGCCGGCGTGGCTGCTGATTCGGCCAGCGACTCGCGTGCTCATCCTGTCGCTCGCCGCCGGTGCGATCGAAGCATTGCTCGCTATCACGAGGAGAGACCCCGCATGATGACGCTGCTCATCGTCGCCGCCGCTGTGGCCTGGCTTATGTGGCCGACCGGCAAGGCGACGCCATCACAGGCGATGCCGCTGCCGTCTGACCTGTTCCGCGTGCCGCCGCCTGCGGCACCAGCCACGCCGGATGCCAGGGCTGCGATCGACAGCCTGCTGGCCGTGCGTGACCGGCTGTCTGCTGGTGGCCCGCTTGACGAGGAGAGCGGTGCCGCGGTCGACCGTCTCTGGCTGGAGCTGCTCCACGGGAGCGCGAAGCGATGAGTCGAGAGAAGGCAATCGTATTCGCCGCTCTGCTTGCCGTGGCGGCACTGGCTGCCGTCGTTGAGTTCTCGCAGCGTCCCGGCGAGGACGTTCGCCCCGAGCCCGGCCTGTCGCTCCGGGGCAAGTTCGTCGGGCCGGCGGCGGCCGATGACGCTGCCGCGTTCGCCGGGCTGTGCCGCGGCATTGCCGACGCCCTGCAAGCCGACGGCCAGAAGTCCACGCCGCGGATCACCACAGGCGTTCAGCTCGAGGACGTTCGCGTCGCAGCCGCTGAAGGGCGATTCCTGCCGCGGACGCTGACACGCGAGCAGCCTCACGCTACCGC